TAAAATTCCAGTTTGCCCAACCGGAGTTCTGTATGTAAATCCATCACTGACCGGTGGAGAAATTTCTCTTAATAAATTTTGGGGTTTAAGAGATTTTGATTTTATTTTATAAAATTCTATTGTTCCTCTTGAAGAATCTCCACTATTTCCCAATAATGGAATAAATTTAGAAATGTAAATATCAGAGTTTCCTCTTGATAATTTTAACTCAGTGTCGGATATTTTTTTTACATAATAAATTCCCTTTTCGACTATTTTATTATTACCGACATTTTCCGGAGTATAATAAATTATGTCACCACTAGAAAAGGGGTGCTTATCTTTCATAGAAAAAGTATTTATACCTACAACTTCAAAATCTCCAGTTACTGATAAATTGCTACAGTCTAAAGTACCAGAAGGAATTGAATTTGATGCTACATATGTTGAATCTCCTCTTTTATAAACATTCTGAACATCACTCAAGATATCATTCAACCCAAGATAATTTGTAGAATTAACCTTTGAAAGATTTCTTCTAATACTGTAAATATTAGATTCAGAAAATTTATTTTCTTGAGATACTGTTATAACAAATTGTTTATCATTAACTACACTAACTACATCTGCGGTAAATGAATTATTTGATTGTGAAGATATGACTTCTACAGAATCTCCTTCTTTAATTATATTATCAGACTTTGTTGTTATTCTTACATTGGTATCGGAAATATTTTGCCAAGAAACATCTTCATAGGTTGGAGATATATTAAAAATCCAATTATTTGATACTACATCTGTCGGATCTGTTCCAAGAGTTTTTATTGATATTTTATAATTATCTACATTAAAAATATTATCACTTAAAGTGTCTATACTCAAATCATTTATAACAGAATTTATTCTCACCTTTATAATTTCATCTTGATTTTTGATAGACCTACCATATGCGAATGAATTTATATAAATTGCTGTAGCGTCTTCTATTTTTGAGGAGACACCAGAACATTCATAAAACTGATTGGAAGATTTTGAATTGTAAGTTACTACTCCATTTGTACCGTCAAAGTATGATACATATAATTCACCACTATCTGGGAACCCAATAGTAGAATCTACTGTAATTGTTGTTGCACCACTTAAATATGTTCCTATTACTCTTGTCTTAGCATGAACGCTAAATGCACCATAAATTGCACCATCCACTATAAGGTCTCTAGAATATCCAGAGTCTATACTTAACTTATAATATTCCTCTCCAGTTTTAGTAATTATTTTTTCAACATTTGTTACCGGAGCATATGCCTTAGCAAGAGTTGGATACGAATCTTGATTTAAAGTAGAATCTAATAAATCCAAAGGATTTCCTTCCAATGCCTCAACTACAAAATCATTTGTAACACGATACTGGGCATCCGAAGGTTTAAGTAAATAATCTTTTGGCTTTATGACACTTACACTTTCTCCATAAAGAGCACCAAATAAGATTTTAAAAGATCTATCAGTTCCTTTTGTTGAATAAAAATCCTTTGCTTGTTTGATAAATGTGGATTCTTTAACTGGCGTATAGATTTCTCTCGATTCAAAACCAGGAAGAAGTTGGTATTTAGATTTTTTAAGAAACTCCTTTAAAAATAGAGAACTTAAATTTATAATTTTTGACCCAGAAGGGTGATTAGTAGATTCTGATGTTTGAAATACTAGTTCATCTGGACTATTTTGTTTTTCATATGAAGTGACACCACAAAATCCTCTTATACATCCAGTAAAGGATGTTGATGTAATACCAGTATAAGTGATGATTTCGTCGTCTATTTGTATTAATCCATATGAGGAAGGAAATCCATTCGTCCCCGTAGAAGAATCGACTGTTATTGTCTCATCACTAAAAGTAATAGAATCTTTTAATGTAACACTTTCAATTATATCTGTAAATGAATCTACCTTTACATATTCTTCAATATTTTGAATTAGATCCGCAGCAGAACCTTGATACTCTTGAGAAATATAATACTGGGATAAAAATTCAGATATTAGAGGATATTCTTCCTGAACATATTGTGGAAGTTGATTTCTTACAACATTGCTAATTTTTATTTTTTTATCCATTTCTTTTTAGAGTCGTACTAAGTTTCCGTTTGTGTAACTTGAAGATACTATGAAGTTTGAAGCAGAGGGATCTAATCCAGAAGAAACCTCATCAATCACCATTTCAAATAAACTGTTACTACTATCTAGTTGTAAATACAAGTCCTGAAGTCCAATCACATCATTTGATTTTGGCGTTGCTGAGATTTGAATTACAGATTGTCCGTTTATAATTTTTTCTGTAGATGTTATATTAATCGGATTTATATTAATTATTCCTTGTTCATAATCAATTGTTCCAACATTTCTTCTCACTATAGTTGGTATAGTTGAAGTTGAGCTTGGTAGAGTGAATAAAAATATAGATCCTGTTGTTTGATTTGAACCAGGAATATCTGATATATAAACCTGTTCCGTTATTCCAGAAATTTTAAATGCAGATGATCTTATATTATATCCACTTTGATTATTAATGTTAAATCTATTACCAAACCCTATTGAATAAGTTGCAAATGCATTTAATACTACTCTTACATCTCTTCTTATTGAAATTCTGGTAATATTTGAAGTGATTGAACGATGACTTTCGTCTATTATTTTTAAGAATTTGCTATATTTAAATCTGGCACCATATTTATTAAGTTCTGTAGAATCTGCATATCTTTCCACATTATTTTGTATTTGAGTCAAAACATCATTTGGATTTGATGAAAGATTTGTATTATAATAAACTTTGGAATCAACTTCAATATTGAGGTATTTTAAATCTAATATTTCTGGAACAATTCCAGCAACTGCATATGATTTTAATTTTGATTTAATATTTTCTTTTGTTATATTAGGTAAAAAGTCACCTGTTCTTGGTTTGATACTAATGAATACTTTTCCATATTGTGGAGGAACTAATTCTTCACCACCAAATACGGAAATAGATTCAGTCTCTGGGTATATAACATTTTTAACCAAGGATTCATAGTCATTAGATGTTATTGCCCTGTTTTGTGATGAATATATTCTGGGTGCATATTTTCTAATTGATTCAACACTTTCAATTTCTTCTCCTCCGGAAGAAATTAATCCAGTAGATAATAAAGATATTCCTGAAGTTACAATAACTGGTGCATTGGTTGAAATATAGTTTAATATTCCAGCAAAAGAAAATTGGGATATTCCATTTGCTGAACTTCCATTTGAAACAATATAGGAAGCAGTAATTTCATCTCCATCATTAAGTGCTGCTCCGAAAACTCCATCACCAAAGATTAATTCATATCTCTCATCTTCTACTTCCTGCAGAAAGAAAACTCTAGAATCTTTTGATACATCAAAAATATTATTATGCAAATAATATTTTGTTTTTATATCGCTACTTGTTACTTCTACCGAAAGAAGACTTGTGTCAATTCCGGAGTTTGGTAATATAAACTTTTGATTTGGATTATTTGAATTATATGTAAATTTAGATGTTACCAGAGAACCTTCATATATTTCAATGTCATTAAAAGTCGCAATATTATTGAAGACGGGTTTGGTTATATCCTCTAATATTGAAAAAACAAATGATTGATTTCCAAAGGTTCTTGTTGTTGATGCAACAACTCCTTTTTTGAGAGTTAAAGATGATACGTTTGCTTCCCCAGTAAGATCTACAAAAAAACTAACCGTTGCTCTAGATGCTTTCCTTGATCTTGGGATGTATCCAATATTTCTTGCGAGAGAAACTACATTTTCTCTTAAAGTTGCACTATCAATGAAGACCTCATTTGCAACCATATTTGCATTATAAGATGTAATGTACGTATTGTACGCCAAGACATCTAGAATCGTAGATAGATTGGATCCCTCAAAATCATAGTCTGTAAAATTAGAATTTGATCTTAAGTATGCTTTAAGGGTTGTCTTAATCTGATCAAAATCCAGATTAGAAAAGTTTGTGAGGGACATTTATCTATTCGGCAACAGTACGAATTCTAATTGTTGGGGTTGAACATCTGCACCAATAATTCTGTATATAATTGTAATATCAATTCCATTATTGTCATAGTCTGGAGAAGATATAACATCAATTAATTCAACTCTAGGTTCATAGTTGATAATAGAATTTTCTATTTCATCTTTTATCGATGATGCTGTAATTTCATCGATATTATCAAAAAGTAGTTTTTTTACTCCGGAACCAAAGATATTATCAAAAAATTTTTCGCCTTGCATCGTAAATACAATATTACGAATAGAACGAGCAATTGCGTTTTCATTTTTCAATGCAATAATATCAGAATTAAGTGGATTAATCTGAAAAGACATACTTATGTCTTTAAAACTTTTACTTACTCGTTCTATTGGCATTTAAAAATAATGACTTTAGTATTATTTATCAGGAATTTTGGACATTATATATTGGTTCAGTGCCATAATCCCAATCATCATAGTCATTATCATTTCTAATTTTTGAATGAATATCATTTTGATGTTTAAAGTTGTGTTTCTTAATAACTACATCATCATTTTCAACTTCACATAGAATTTTTTTGGATGAAATTTGAAAAATTTCATTATCCCAACCATATTCACTTGACAAATATTTTGTTCCCCACTCATTTGTCATAAATTCTTGATTTTTGTCGATTTTTTTAGTCATTTTTGCTCCTGATTTTTTAGATCAGAACTTTTTACGGGGTTGCTATCCCGAATTTCTGTAATTTCGTACATAAAATCATCTGAAGTTTCGATTTTACGACGATTTTCGACTGAATATTCGGTTAAATCAATTTCATATCCTGGATTTTTGGTAATTCTATTCTTTATCCATGCATCATCATACCATAATATCTTATTATTTGGATATGCATAGAAATTTCCATTATCCATTTTAAAAAAGTGAGCACATTTGTGTTCTGGAGTCTCACTAAAGTTAGTATTTAATGTTGATTTCGACTCCCACGACCAATCAAGAGTGAATAGGTAGGTTCCTTCATTCTTTTCTCCTCTATAATTAATTAATTCAGCACGTAATCCTGCTAATCTTGAACGCACTTGAGCATCAATATAAGGAGAAAAACAATCCCACCACATACATTCTTCTAATTTGGGAACTGGTGCATCTTGTTTCCAACAAAATGCATGAATTGGCCTTCGAGTCCAATTGACTCCGTTCTCTAAAAATGCCTCAAAAAGTGGTACATGTTTCTCTAAGGATGCTACAGAATGTACATCACATAAAGTTACTTCACCATGACCTTTTTTATGATTATAAAGAAATTCATTGCGGATATAACAAGTAATCGTTGGAAGATTGTGATTTAAATATGCCATATTAGATAATAAAAAAAGCAGAGATTGTTCTCTGCTTTATCTATATTATTTACCTTGTCCTCTATACTTTTTCTTACGTCCATTACGAGAAGTTGCACTAAGTAATGTACGAGCAGAACGTCCTTGACGTGTTTTCTTAGGTGCTCCGGATTCAAAATCTTTTTTATTCATTGCCATTTTAAATTTCCTCCAATTCTATAAGTTCTGGATCAATTAGTTCCCCCGAGAAAAAGGACTCTGAGAGATCTTGTAGTATCTCACTACAGTCTTCCATAGTGAGGTTTGCATAAATTTTACGCCCTTTATATAAAATATTATAAAGTTTATTCATCAGATAATACGAGTTTTCTCATGTCCAACTCTAATACGAGGGTCGCACCAGATTTCAAAACCTGCCTCTTTAGCATCAAGACAGAATGAAACATCTTCACCACACATGTCTTGAACTTCACCAGACTCAAATTGTTGCATCTTGGGAGCAAACCAAGGGTATTCAAGATTCTCGAAAACTCCTTTCTTAATTAGAACCCAACCAAATCCAGTGTAATCAACAGTGAATGGTTTTTTCCGTTTTGAGATAGACTCTACGGTTTCATGATTCATAACTCCCCCATTTTTGCGGAAGTCTTCTTCTTCTAACCAATGTGCGACAGAAGTTGTGCGACCATCTTCAGTTGCATACCATCCAGCAACCACTTCGCGCTCTTCTCCTTCAGAAGAAAGAGCCAAATCACAGAGTTGCCAGAATTTGTTAGAATCAAAGACAATATCCGAGTCAATCCAAAGTTGATAATCATATTCAAGTTTTCCGTCCCAAGGAATTTGTTTTGGTCCTCTTAGAACATTTGCTCCAAGACATTTGCATCGCGCAAAATTAACCATTGACGAATAATCTTGAGAGATCTGAATGCTCATTCCATTCTGTACAATATCAAAACAAAGTTGCACAAATGCTTTCAGAAAAATATAAGAGCATCCTCGACCAGGCAAACAAAAAACAATAGATTTTCCTCGCATTCTTTGTTTGATATCATCATAATCCCATTCTTGAGATGCGGGTTTTGGTGCTGCTGCTTTAACAGTAAATCCTTTTGCCATAAAAAAATAAAACCTTCAGTTCAATTTTAACAGTCTATATATGCAGTTGTCAATGTGAAGAGTTTAAACTCATTTCTTTCTGAAAAATCAATTCTTCATAGGATAAGTCTTCTATAACATAGTCAGTTTTCATAATTCCTACCATATTGTTAATGGTGCTCCAAGTTGTTTCAAATTCATCCTCTTTGATAGAATGAAATAAACACTTGTCTTTTGCATAGATGTGATATATTTTTTCTGTTTGCATAAAAAATTTTTTACGAAATTTTTTTATGGTAAAGTTAATTTACCATTGCATTATATATCAGACTAATCAAAATACCAAGAGATGTTAATGCAATTCTACTCATTTGCTTTGGATATCTGATTATCCATCCTGCAAGTATCACTCTCCAAAAATTCCAATATGGCGCTGATTTTTTCATCTCTTCTTTCTTTTTGAGGATGCTCTTTTTTGTGCAGGAGTTCTGAAAATACCAGTCGCGCAATTTTTTTTCTTTTTATGCTTACCTCCGAAGATTCCCCATCCGTGACAATTTGCTTTTCTTTTTGGTGCCATTTTTTTCTGGAAAAATTTTTTTTATGAGAGTGATAGATAGGTCGAAAAAGACATACAGTGTAGGTTAGGGTAGTGAGGCGTTTTTATATACGGGGCAACGCCCGATATAAACAATAACAAATAACATAAAATAACTGCTATAACGAATAAACAACTGACAACGAATAACTAATACTTATTCGTGTTGTTTATACTAACTGCCCTCAAATTACTGTGCTATTCTTATAAAACAACGCAGTTCTTATTACTTATTAACAGCAAAAACCATCACTATTTAATAAGAACTGCCTATTCTTTATACGAACTGCCGCCAATTAACGACGAATAGTAATAAGTATAAAGAATTAAGTTGTCCAGAAAGATAAAAACAATCAGACAAAGTAATAATAATAAACGAAACATCTATCAGACGATGTTTCTTACCCCACGAAAGTATAATACAACGAAGGAAAGTTGCATTGTATTATGAATCACCAAGGAGCATTGAGATCTTCTACATAACTCTTCACTGATTCTTTACTGTCTAACCCGAACAGTTTCTTCCAGTTAATCTGATGAGGATTAAAATCTTCATTCACGTTTAATTCAAGAGTGATACGATACTTATTCTTTTGTGCCTTGGGAGAAGAAATTGCCATAAGTTAAAGAACCGAAAGAACGAATAAACTCTACTGGTCAATTCTATCAGACCTTGCAGTGCCCGTCAAGTATCTGCCCCATAACGAACTTGAATTATAAACGAATCTTCTCTTCTTATGATTGCTTTGAGATTCTGATAAGTTCGAATCTCTATACGAATCTTATCTAATCACGAATGACTTTGTGGTTATAATCTCACAATGGTGTCGCAGTATTATCTTTCTATACGAATCTTATCTAATCACGAATGACTTTTTGAGTTCTTTATTATCAGTGCTTCTTAAGAATAAGTTTCTATACGAATCTTATCTAATCACGAATGAACTTTTGATTCATTCTTCTCATCAGTGCTTGTATCTTTATTGCTGATACGCATCTTACCTAATCACGAAACAATTATAAGTTGATACTATAAAACCTTCCTGGCATCTTTAGAAATTCGCATAGGAATCTAAAGCAGGAATTCTGTGCTTTTATTCTGTTTTATCGCTTTTTGCCTTTCTAGAGTTGTGACACTCTAACGATTTTATTGCGCCGGAGACCGCGTTCAAACTCCCTCTTTTATAAGAATCAAACTTACATACTGTATAAAATCTATTGTCCTTCTGGCAGTTTGTTACCTTTTGACCCCCGTAGGAAAGTTCAAGAGCTGCTCTATTGAATTTGAATAGATGAATTTATTTATACAAGTTTTTGCCTGTTTTTTGCAGTTCTATCATATGCTGATTTAATATCAAAAAACAGGCACTTCAGTACTCTGACCCCTAAGTGAGTTTATAAGTGCCTTGGAGGGGCATACAGAAGTGTCTGGTGGTGTTTTATTTTAATGTCTGGGGAGTGCTTATACCTTGTGCCGGTTTTTGAAGTGTCCTGGGGGTATTGACAAAACAGTGCTGATGTGTTATAATGCAGGCCAAGACCGCGACAAGAATCAGCATTTATAAGGTATTATAAACACAAGACCTAGAGGCATTTATAAGGTATTATAAACACAAGACCTAGAGGCATTTATAAGGTATTAAAAATACAAGTGTCTAGAGGCATTTATCAAACAAATGTAAGCAAATACAAACAATTCATTATGATTTTTTAATACATTTAATTAAGTATCACTTTACACAAACTCCATCATATAATAATCTATGGTAATCTCTAATTCCGATGCTTTCCTTTCTAATTCCATTGCATATTCATCAGCATACATTTCATCGTCGTGCTGACAGAAAAGATCCAGTGTAGATTCATTCATAAGAGTTCATTTCAACTTGAGCATCAGTAAAAACATCAACAATCTGATCACAAATCTTTACTTCATCATCAGTGAAATCAGATTCCATCTGTTCAAGACAATAAAAAAGCAAATCAATTTGCTCTTCATTCAAAGTAATCATTGCTTCTTTCATTTGTTCAGTTTGATAAGTTCTTTTTGAATAGTCAGTACATCATAAACATCATCTACATCAGCAAGATCAACTGGTGCAAATTCAGAAAGATTTACCGTATTATCTTTATAAATGGGAGCATAATACAATTCATTCTCATCAGGATCAAGAGTATAAACACAACCATGATCTTGTTTTTGAAGAATAATCATTTGAGTGAATTCAGGATAATCAGAAGTTCTTTACCGTTAATTGCTTTTGACAGCAAATTGATTTTAGTCTTGAGTTTCATTTGCGAATCAGAGTTTTTACTTCATCAAAAGACTTACATTGCCCTGCTTTGATTGCATTGACAATGCTAGTCGTAATCATACCACACTGATGATTTGCATCACAAATCGCATACACAGGATTGTGAGTATGAATGTCGAAAGTGGTTTTAATCAGCATTGATTGTTTTTATGTGGGACAGATGAAAGAGAAGAAAGAACTACACAAGAGAAAGTGCATCTTTCTTTTGCTTGGGATTGGAAACTTGCTTTACCCAGGCAGACTTGCGATTCTTAACAATTTGAGAAGGAAGTTTAGTCTTTCCCTGAACCTCATTGATCAGAGAAATGAATTGAAGAAAGAATTGCTTTTCCATCCGTTGAGCAGTGGTCAAGGTCTCATCCTCTGAACTTCGTTCATCATAGCATGGGGGCAGGGGGTGCCGTAGTTCGCCATGATACACTTTGGGTTCTTCTACCCATCAGCATCCCTTATCGGTATGCTGGACTCAAGTGAGAGACTGATAGATTGGTCCATACTTTCCAAAAATAGTTTTGAATCGTTCTAGTCTTTTTCCTAGATATACAATCGCAGATTGAAATGGTGCTGCACTCTTTCCTTCACCAAACTTCAATCTGCGATTTACTCCAATCCAAGGATAAGAAGATACTGATTTCCACCAAGCAGTTGATACATCTAACTTAATGAGAAGTATCATTTCTTGACTATTTCCAGTTTCATATTGTCTTACTGCATAAGGAATCCATTCTTTACTATTACTGTAAGGATGATTCATAAAAACTGTTTTTGCAATCCAATCATGTGATAATCCATTTGTACTTTCAGTAAAAACTTGTTTTGCAGGTACATTTGGATTTTGTTCATCATTGGAGCAAGGGTCTAAATCTAACTCGCCATCAAAGAAAACAATGACATCTTCAACAAATGATTTTGGTGTATTCCAACAATCAGTTTTGTTTCCTGTTGTTGAGGTTAATGCTTTAAGTGCTGATGATGTCATAGAATTGTTTTTCCAAAATTGGCAAGAAGGTAAAATGCCATACCTTTATTTTTAAGATATACTCCATTATAACATATTGGAGTATATTGTCCATTGCGATTTTTACTTGCTTTTGTGCGAATTTGTAAAAGTTGATTCGGACCGGTAATTGTATTTAACTCTCGACCTTCGGAATATGCAAGTTTAATTTGTGAGCAAATATAACCATAATCTTCTGCAAGTAGTTTATAATGTTCCGTATTTGTTTTTGTATTGATAGTTATGTTTCCAACATATTCATTCTTGCGAGTGAAACCAACATAAATGGTTCTCTCTAACTTTTTACCTACCTTACTTTCATCAAACTCAACTTTCTGTTCGATAATTTCTTCTAAACAATGTTTGAGTTGAGTTACTGCGATCGTTTCTCCGATAGTATAAGATTTAATCTCCCCATCAATCAAATCATTAAGTTGCGAACTATTTGCAATTCCAAGAGCAAGTTCAATTAGTTGTCCTCGCTCACCTTTATTTCTTCCTGGTTTTTGAAATTTAGTAAAATCAAAATCATGAAACTTAGTTTCAACTTGAGAAACGGTGAGTTTATTCACAATAAAAAAATCAGAGTTGAGATAGTACCCACATCATCGCAGAAACTTCCTGTTTCGTATTCCAACCAGAAACGTCCTCAGTAAGATTACCATTGGGACGGAAGATGCCAACCTCATAAGTTTCTTCATCAATTCTACCATATAATCCAGGACCAGCAACTACACTAATCTCCCAACCATTCTCAAACTTATACCTTGCAGCAATCGCATTGGGAATGTTGTGCGGTTCAAACTTCAGGAGGTCAAACATTGTGAGTAATTTGGTAAGAACTGAAAAGTGTAATCGCGTCAAGAATCTTTAGATGTTCTTGCGTTGGTTCATAATTCTCATCATCATCAAATGGAGAAAAAATAGTCTCCATTTGATTACAAATAAGTTGATGAAGAATCTTATAATTCTCTTTACTTAATGTAATTTGCATTAAATCTTCAGTCATCATCAAAGAACTCAACCGAACAGTTTAGCACAAACAGGACCAATTCCCATCTGTACAGAGAGAGGGTCATTCAGAGTGCGACCACAAATAGAGCAAGAACCAGACTCGTGCCCATAAATCTTTGCCAGTTGCAGGAGATTTTCATTGGCGTCTTCTAGAAGATTTTTAACATCTTCAGAGACATTACCAATCAAATCACCGTTTTGAGTAATTTTACCAACATACTGGTTGTTTTCAAAAACATAGACACAACCGATATTTGCACCCTTATTCACAGTGGAAAGAGTAATACCAGGCAGTCGCACTTGAAACTTAGTCTTGCGATTCTTACCTGCATCATACATTTTCTCCACCAGGTCAATATATTCACCTTTCTCAACAGGAGTTTGAGAATCAATCACACTTTGAGTTGCAAGATAGTGCATCCAAGCAATTTGCTTTTCAGACACTTTCTTCTTCTCAACCAAACTCATTGCAAAGTTATTATAGTTCAGTTTATCTTTGATATATGCTTTTGCATCATTCAGAGACTCAAACTTGCTCTCAAAAGCAATCTCTTCGCCTTGCTTTTCAACAATGAAAGAAGTCATCTTAATTCAAATAAAGAATGGGTCTTGGGTGGGACGGTGAGACCCGCTCCCTCCACCCTCTTAATCTACCAGAAAAAAGTTCCAGTGCCCGTTTAGTGTGCCACTGCTACAACTGGCACATCGCATCATTGGTCTCACACAGTCTGATGAGACAATGCAAACTTCACAATCTCTGTGCGGTTGTTCTTATATTGCAAAATCAAATCAATGATTGCATCAATATCATCAGGTGTTGGTTCATCTTCACATTCTGCTTTTGCAATTTGCGTGAAGATAGATGCAATCTCAAAGTCTGATTCAAACAGCAGATTTCGGTGTTTATCAATCTCAATATAATCTTCCACTGCATCAGCAGACAGTTGCAATGGAATATCAGGTCCAATCATACCCAAAGTTGCAAGACGTTCGAGGGCACCAACAACCCACATCACTTTGCATTCATCAATCGAAAGTTGTGCGTTCATCGTATTAAGAATAAATGGAGGACAAAAATAAAAAAACTAGATTCCTCTAATTTTTGAAAGAATAGATTCTATTTCATTATCTGTTTTTCCTTGCGATTTCAAATAACTTTCATATCCGTTTCCAGATTTAATGTGATTTGACAACTCATTTAATTTATCTACATCATCAGAATTAACATAATAGGATCTCCCCATTTTAACTCTTTCAATACCAGTAAGATGAATCCAATTACACAGTGTGCTTGCACTTGAGAAACCAAACATAGTTCTAAGATCTTTAGAACTGATTAGGTTTTTAGTTGAATAAACTTTACTGCAAGTTCTTGGAGTTGTATTTACATTGATACACTTTGAATGATCCTTGAACTTTTTTATGAGAGAAGTTTCACAATAAATCATCTCACTTTCGGATGAGAATGTTTTTAGGATCACCTTTTCCCCATCCTCATACCGTTCTTTATCTTTATAAGATCCAATATATTTTGCATCGTTTTCTGGGATAGTTTTAGAAATCCTAGATCCGATGTAGAAATTACCATCAAGGAAAAATGTTGCATAAACATAGTAATACTCAACTTGTTTATATTCAGAAGAAATAATTTCTGTTTCCTTTAAGATCTCATTTAAGATTTTAATTTGTTCCATAGAAAGAATAAAGGAAAAGAAAGGGGTGATTAACTCACACCCCACAGAGTTGTTTGGTCACAGAACCAGATGCTTGACGGTTCAAAGAAACACCAGCACCTACGTTTGCGCCAGAATAAGCACCAGCACCGTTTGCACCATTCATCTTCTTAGCGCGTCCAAATCGCATTGTGGAGAGTTTATTACTCACTGCCTCGGCATCATCATGAACTCGGTTCTCTGCGAGTTTCATTTCCCGCAGACGTTCTGCAACTTTATCTGCAAATGCCTTGCGGAAGTTAAGTTTGAAAGAACGGGAAACAGAATCGCCGCGCAGAGAGCAAAGGATTTTCTCTGCTTTATGTGCAACTTCTGCCTCTTTCTCCATCACCTGCACCAGGTAATCATAATAGAGTCGCACTTGGATTTGTTGTGCTTCACTACCAATGATTTGCAGAGACTTGGAATCTCCATTCTTCAGGTATGCTTTTGCATCATAGAACGTTGCAATCGCATTTGCAAGAGTAGTCAATGCAACATTGATTCTCTTGAAAGAAACAAACTCTTCATCAAGAACTTGAGTTTCAGTTGCTTCAGAGATAGTTACACCATACTGCTTGCACAGTTTGTCAATCATTGCCGCAGCAGCAGATGCTTCACCCTCAAAGTCAGTACCATTCTGCAGTTTCAGAATGGATTGAATCTTTGCGATAACTTGCGAACGATCCATAACAAGAAGTAAAGAATTGGACTCGGATGGGACTGACCCCTTCCACCCTCTTAATCTACCAGAAAAAAGTTCCAGTGCCCGTTTAGTGTGCCACCAGTACAAGTGGCACATCATTAGTAAGAATAAAAAGAACTTACATAATCATCATATGCTGCCTCTGCGTATCCTTCATTGATTCCATCAAGAATTTCATCGTTAGAAGGAAGTTCTTTATCGACTTGATTCCAATAATAAAGAATAGTCTCCAATGCAAGTTTGCTATCAAGTTCCCACTCGTAATCATAAGTGGGATAAAGTGGATGTACTGGATTATTTGTATTTTCTGCTTTGACAATTTTTGCCTCATCCAAAACATCAAGATAATTAAGAAAATCTTGAGGAAGATTATCCCATTCTGCTTGAGTTTCAGGATAGTTGATGATTTGACGATTCATAATTTGTAGTGCCTCGCTTGCTCTTTCAGTTTTCAGGTGAAGTCGTGTAATCTATTTTATAGATGCACCAACCAATTTCATCGCTAATCATATCTACAATTTCCTCTTCATCATCAACAATCCACTCACTATCAAGAACAGATTGAATCAGTCCTTTTTGATAATTCATATCAGGGGGACAATCACAAACATCATCAGTGAAATCAATTTCGATTGAATTAACTTTGACTTTCATTTAAGTTTAGTGAGTGAGTGAGTGAGTGAAATTAGGCAGAAATTGAAGAAAGTGGTTTGAAATCATAACCATAATTTCCTTCGATTGCTTCATAAACAATCACATTTTCTCCTGAGAGTTCCACACTCCAATCAAGTGCAGATTCCGTTGCTTCAAAAACATCATCAAACCATTCTGCATCTTCAAGAATGAATGTAACAGGACAAGCAATGAACATTGAAGTCAAGAATAAAGGAATAGAGTAGCAATGGGTGGAATCGAACCACCGACATAGAGGGTATGAATCTCTTGTTCTACCACTGAACTACATTGCCCCACAGAGGGGAGATTATTTCTCCCCTCAAAATTAAAACTCAGACTGCAGCAAGGTATGCTTCAATCTCATCATCATTCTCGGGACAGTCAGCAATACCCAGTTGGTCGCAAACATACTCACGAGTCATCTCAACAACATCTTGAGGAACAATCACATCAAGAATGTCCAGAATCTGATTACCAGTAGCACCCTTGCGGAGCATACCGAGCATCACATCTTTAGAGAAATCAACAGTCATTTTAGTTTGATTTAGTTTGACGTTTGTGGAGTGGGTTGGTTGCCCTTCCCTCACCACCCCTATACAATACCACGGAACCGACCCAGCAGGGGGTTTAGTGGTCAGTCCCCCAACTGGCACAGTGCTAGGGTTTGGGCAGAAGGCACCAGGGGCACCTAGACTCATTTGAGTCCCAAACGAGAACCCTTGCGGCGCAAGGGGTTTGGGAAGCATCAAAAACCCAAAAACCTGCAATTTGGCGTCACAGGTGCCCTAGGTCATCCGCCGCAGTCTCATCGACGGTCCATCTGAAACTGTTGAGAATCAGGCAGATTCCAGCAGGTCAGGATAGTATTCTTCCACTTCAGTGATAAGTTCATCATCACTATAGGTAGAAAAGTTCTCTTCCAGTTGGTCTCCAACAATTCGCATCAAATCCTTGGTGCTCATACCTTCAAGAATACGGTCAATGTATTCTTGAACAAGTTGGTCGCGGTTAATTTCAGACATAATCAACGAAAAAGAGGAGCAGAAGGAATTTCAACAATTTCGGGTAGTTTAGAATCATCAAACTGATTCATACTATAACATACCCATTCACCATTTCGGAAGAGATAGGAATACTCTTCACTATTCTCTGGAAGTAGATACTCACAGAGGTCAGCATCAAGACGTGGAGGACAATTATCTCCACGTTGAGAATAGTATTGAGGACCATAAGAACCATCAGCACTATCATCCCAACGTGAATCAGTCCAGCAAGAACTCATATCACCACCATCAATCAGTTCTGCAACTTTCTCTCTGGTGTTGTAGTGAGTCTTTAGAATACGACCCAACCATTCAGGATAACCATCCCAATGATGATAGACAGAAAGAATACTTCCATTCTTCAGTTCAAGACCAATTCTAGAGCGAGTACTCATTCAAAAGGATTAGCAAGTTGTGGAATAGTATTGAACTTAACAACATCATAGGGAATAGGGATGTTGTTAAGGTATTCTTCAATCTCAAGATTCATCTCAATTCGATTGAGAAACTTCTTGGATTGAGTTTCGCCCATAAAAGTAAGAGTTTTCAAATACCACTCTTTAGATACATCACCCATTGGAGTTTTGATGGGGTAAAAATCTACCACCATATTTCCATCTTTAGATTGAAGTCGCATCAGAAGTCGTATTCAAATGATTGGGCAATTTCAATAGAGTGGAGGATAGCATTGTAATCCTCCTTTTCTTTCTCATTGAACTCATATGCTTGTTGTTCCAAGCAATAGAGAATCAAATTAACTTGAGTGTCGTTAAGATGAAGTCGCATCAGAACTGATTATCAAAAACAAAACCATCAACATAGGTGCAATCAAGATTATCGAAAGTTGCCTCCCAATCAATCTCAATGAAACTAGGATAGTCAATAGAATAACAATCCGTCACATAGTTCTCTGCATAGTGCTCTTTGGACTCCCACACACCGCGATAAGCATCTTCAAAGGATTCGAGATTATCAATCCCAAACTCTTCAATGAAAACATCTACTGCTTCATAAGAGTAAGATTCACCAAATTGAACATAGTTTTCATAATGCTCAACAAAGTTGTTCTCACCATATTCAGCAATGAACTCATAAATGTCATCTACGGCATAGGAATCTCCAACAAGTTCAGAAATCAGTTCTTGAGTTTCAGTTTTCAGTTCCACTTGAGTAGCAGTCATTGCTTAACCTTGATTACTTCGTAATTGTAGCACCACCAGAGGCGGTTTGGGGAGTGTAGTGTGCCACTAGAACAAGTGGCACACCGCATCAGGCAAGAGCAACCTGAAAGAACAGAGAATCAACCAGGCGATTGGTGTTCAGTTTCACCCAACGATAAATCTTGGGAATAGCAATCACAATCGCAGCAACAAAGTCAATTACATTTACAACAAATCGAATGAAATTAACTTGAGTTGCTTCACCATTATCATCCCACCAAAGTTGAAATGCAGTCCAACCATAGGAAACTGCAGCAACAACAATAGCAGAAACAGTTGCAGCAAACTTGATTGTATCAGCACCAAACTGAATGTAATCAAACTGCTTGAGTTTGTTGATAGTATAATCAACAGGGGGGAAAGAATTAGTCAGTTCCATTGTTGTAGAGAATTGGGAATTGGACTCAGGGGGGACTCACTCCCTCCACCCTCTTAATATAGCACCTTTTGGACCCCGTGCTCTTTTAGTGTGCCACTAGAACAAGTGGCACATAGGATAAAGATTTAATCCCAAGATACGTTCTGAACAAGAAACCCCGGCATTACTTCAGTCCAAATCCCAAAACCATCGTTCCCCCCAACTTTATAGTCCCACTTATATTCAAATTTATTGTGACTATCCCAAGTCATATAACCTTTCTGATTATCAAACCTTCCTTTGATGGTAAGACTATGTTTATTCGAGTAAATGTTTCTTGTGCGTAGTGCTCCACCCCTCTCACGAGTTTCAATTACTACACAAATATCATCATACACCTGATTTCCGACCTCTAGAGCACAAGCAGTTTCATATCGGAATGGTTGATATGCTTTTTCCGGTGTAGCAAATGAAGGGAGACTAAACAATGCAGTGGAAACAATGGCAATCAGTTTCTTCATTAAAAAAATTTTTACGGTTGGACAGTTGTTAATTTATTTCAGAACTGTTGTTCAATCAGTTCTGAAAGTTCATTAAATGTACAACCAGAATCATTTGCTTAACTTCAGGATTCATTTTAGACTTCAGAGTTGCCATTGACATCATCAAACCAAGTGTCGAGTGAATTAAAGATTTCCGTTACAATAGTATCAGTTATCGAATCAATGTGAGGTTCTGGATTATGCTTAAATGCACGGTTGTATCCAAACCTTACACCTTCCTCGATTGCCATTTCTAATACGGCATGGAACTTCGGTTTCATTAGTTTGCAGCAAGAACAAGATTAGCAACTCTATCCTCTCCAGGCAATTCTTGCAACTTTTCATAAATGCGTTGAAATTGATTTTGCATACTCAAGTAATAAGAAGCAAGTTGTGCATCATTTTGATTGTAGTAAGCATCATCTTCATAATACTCAAGTGCTTTCATAATATCAAGCAACTCACCAGAAGTGAAAGAAATAGAAGTCATTTGATGTCGAAGATGTCGAACAGTTCTCGTTGAGTTTTAGTGAAGAGTGTATCTTCAGAAGGATACTCATACAGTTCCAACTGAAACTCTTTGTAATGATAAAGCATATCTCGCAGAGCAAGCAGTTGCTTCTCCGTCAGGATTTCTTCCATCGTCAGAACAGTGTTGAGCATAGTTTCAGTAGTCAGTTCCATCATTTTCACAAAGTTGAATCCAATAAGAATAAGCAGCAAAGATGTTAGGATAATCTTTGCAGGTCTGATAATTCAGATGAACATACCTCACTCGGTTCTCTGGAACTTGCAAGCAAGGAAGATCAGAATGAATTGGAGTGTAAGTCATTGTTGTCATCAAGCAACGTAAAGTGCCTTGGAGTAGGCATCATTCAACTTATCAGCAAGCAATTCAGATTTCTCTGCACGCTCCAACCAATAATCACGGTTCTGCTCACTATCTTGTGCAAGGTAGCGATACCAAGCAGCAGAGTTATAAGCACAAGTAATCAACTCACTGCACTCACCCATTGTGAAACCAGAAATCAGATTAAACATTGCTCCTCAACCGATTACTTTGTAATTGTAGCACCCCAGAGGGGTCTGTGCTCATTTACTGTGCCACCCCTACAAGTGGCACACAGACACATTGGACTCAACTGAGATTGTTAATGTACTTTCTTAGTAGATGTGTTCCCTTTTCTGGTTCAAATCTATTCTCAAAGAGTTCCATTAGTTCTAACACAAGGTCAGCATAAACGACTGGAACTCGAATGTGTTTAGTTTCACCTGATTTAGGAAACTTTTTAGTGAAGGGCATTGTATTTTATGTGGGACATATAAAGATTTATCCAGCAAGCACTTCACCTTTGACAAAAACAGTATCAATCACACTTTGGAGTTGCCGAGCAATCTTATCACCATAGTTGTTATTGACGGGAATAGTGATGGTGCCGAATGGTTTGCGATAAAATGCAAACTCTCCTGCTTTCATCTTACCCTCTTGAATTGCCTTTCGGTCATCTTTATGAACTCGAATCACCCGACCAATAGTTTGGCACATCTCAATCAGAGGAAGATTGCGAAGCATAATGCAATGAGTCAGACCGTGAATACTAATTCCCTCACTCATAATCGAGTAATGAAATACAATGAACTTCTTGTCTGGGTCAGAACCAAACTCATTCATTCTCTGAAAGAAAACCTCACGAGAGACTTTCTGTTTGTCAATGTAGGCACCGTGTTTGCTCGTAATATGAAATGTGGTATAACCCATCTCATTGAGTTGTTGCAGCAAATCACTTTCAGAGAACATTGCCCAAATTACTTTGGTGCTGGGAGCAGCAACAAGAACTTTAGGTGATTCACAATCAGAAATCTCCGACAGAATACCTACAATGTTTTCTGCATCCACAAAAGGTGCGTTCTCTTTAGTGCGAATGGTTTGTGCTTCATAAGGCACAACTTTAGGAGGAATGATACTACCTACTTCAATGAGTTCTCTTGCAGGGATACTGATGATATTATTACCATACACATCAGTATTGTTCATCGACTCCTTGCTGTTATTAAACTTCGGAGTTGCAGTGAAGAAATAAGCATTATCTGCAACTGCTGAAGTATGAGCAATACCCACAAAGTTAGATGGTTTCACACAGTGGTGTGCTTCATCGAAATACACAACATCAACATTGATGTCTGCATCATTCACCCGACTAATCGAATTGTAAGTGGTGAAGATGAATTGATGCTTACCACTTCCGATTGCAGTGTCATTGTATTCTGCAATGTCTGCTGAACGTGTAGAGGATTGATGATGAGTTTGTTTAGAACTGTGGCAATGAAGAATAGAAATCTCAAATTCTTTAAGATATTCTTCAAACTCAAATGAAAGTTGTTGAGCAAGAAGAATCCGAGGTGCAACAATAACAAACGTCATTGGTTCTAGTGCATTTAGAATCCTCTGACGTGCATCTTCCATCATTACAACAGTCTTACCTGCACCAGTTGGAAGATAACAAGTTCCTCTAATTGCTACCTTCAGCGCATTAAGAGTTCTTTGTTGGTAAGGATAGAATTGCATTGGTTTGACTTGTATTCATACAGTATAGCACCCCACCCGGACCTGCGGGAGAGGTGCTGGACAGTTCAAAAAGTGTCCCTCAGAATAGGATAGGGTCCAAAGTAGGTTCCTTAAGACTCTTAAAATTATCTACACTATTCTTATCATCCTGGACAAAGGTATCATACTCATTATCTGATGTCTTGTCAAGTACATTAAAGATGATGAGATTCATACAAGCATCCTTTGCATCTTTAAGAGTCTTTGTAACCTCTTGTGGAGTATCTACAACATCAGCAACCATCCACTTACCAGCATTGACTTTACGAATGAATCCAACTGTGTTAGAATTCTTTTGTACCTCGTAGATACCAGCAGACAGACGGGGGAAGGTGAAAGTCATAATCAATAAACAGGTTTGGAAGAGATTTCTTTCCACTCTCGTGGAAAGATTTCGTTAGCAATCTTATCGTTGAGTTTTACACTGTTGATGGGTTTGATGTTGCTTCTGCGTTGAAACTTCTCGACAGTTCCATCCTTAAACTCAATAGTAATGTCGTAAATCATAATCAGTAGGTTTCTTTTTGATTTAATTGACGTTGAGAATCAGAATCTTCCTTAAATGGTTTATACTCAGGATGAGTATTTTCCCACTTGATTAGTTCATCAGTCCAAGAGGTATTGGGAAGAAGTGAAACTTCAGTCATCTGTTTTCTCTTGATTACTCCGTAATCATAGCACGGCAGAAGGGTCTTTGGGGGGTGTTATGGACGGTTCAGAAATTGGCACTTGGGATACATCTTCTTTTTTAATTGCTATAATATCTTTATATTTTTTAATTTCACCTTTCAATAAACGTTTTATGCCAGTGTAGTTGTATTTTCCATTATCTCTACACCATTTTCTTATTCCAAAAATAGTAATTTGACTACTATCAGCAAAAGTTATTATAAATGAAATTTTGATTGCTTTTATATTCGA